TGGACAGGCTTGCTCACGGCGGCTGAGCAGGCAACCGCGACGATGAGAGCCTGCATCTGATCATCAGTGAGATCTAAGGGGTTCCTTTTCTTAGAATCCGAACCCTCGTTTCCAGCGGTTTGGGAAATCATAGAAGGGGGTTGGGTCATCATCTGCTGCTGAACCACACGAGGGTCCATAGCCATCATAGGCGCATCTAAACTATCCTGGGACTGTCCCATAATGTCGGCGATCGGTGTAGAATCCATGGTTTCTTTACTTTGTAGTATATTTTTTTCAGGCGAATTTTCCACAAATGTAGTACTGTTATTTATAGGAACCATCCCATCAGTGGGATCGGATAAATTTAACGTAGGAATATTAGCCGACATTTAATAGTGAACAATGTTTTCTAATAAATAATTTTTCGCGCTCACCTAGTTTTAGTAATTTTAATGGGAGTACTCTTTTTTGCCTGTTTAAGACTATTGGCTGCGCTCCCACCTTTCGGATTGAACATCTTTTTATGCGTATTCCAATATTCTGGAGCCCCAACCTTAAAATTTTTTCGTAATTTTGCTTTATACCAAAATACACAATCTTCTATCTTGTTACTTTTACTGGTGTTATCCAAAACAATACATTCATAATTTTCTGTACACGCATCCATGACCTTATTAAACATATCAAAATTCGGGAAAATACCAAAAAAGGATTTGTAAAGCTTCTCTCTATTCTGAATAATGTTCTCCCTGAGAATAAACACATAATCCACATTAGCGCGAAGTGCTGGTGGAAGGTCCATACAATACTGCATCGTCAACATGAAGAAGATTTTCCAGTGTCGACCATTCATAAAACACTGCCTGATACATGTATCACGCATGAATTTGTTATCATACATACAATCGTCCAATAATAAGAATGCACCACAATTTGATTTACCCGCTCCCACGAGTTTCCTCTGTCTTTCCATAACACGTTCTATGGCTTCCCTGTCATAATCGCCGTAAATGAAAAGATCTGGAACATATTGTTGATAATAGTGATTACCTTCTTCAGTCGCAGACAAAACTATTCCAGCTGGTAAATGTTTCTTGTGCCATAAAATGTCAGTGACGAGTGTAGATTTACCAGTATTACGCTTACCAACAAAAACACATACTTTATCATCCGCCATGGTGGCTGGATTAAATTTACGTAATCGTAGATCCATCTATAATACCGCCCCGTTTTATTTCATAAAATTTTACTCACATCTAGTAAGAATGGCAGGTAAACTTCAAATCGCCATAACAGGAACCCAGGACCAGTGGCTCACAGGTGCTCCTGAGATTTCGTATTTCGTTACGAACCATAAGAGACATACACGGTTTTCTACAGAAGCCGTTGAGATGCCTTTCGACGGTAAATGTGATTTCTCAAGCTCCGTTGAGTGTAGAATTCCGCAAAACGTAGGGGATCTCATACGTAGTACGATGTTGAAAATTAAATTAGGTAATTTGTCGACCGACACATCTACTGAAAAATATAGATACAACACTCCAGCGGCCTTGAGTATCATAAAACACGTCGACCTCGTAATTGGAGGGCAAATTATAGAGCGTCTCACTGGTGATTATATTTATATGTATAATCAGTTATATAACAATAAAGATGATGTAAACCAATCTCTTTATTTCTTATCTGGACACGGCGAACATCTGCAAGTATCGGATTCATATAACACATTTTACGTAAATATTCCATTTTACTTTTTTAGAAATCCTAGCTTGGCAGTACCCGTCTGTGCAATCACCAAACAACTCGTCGAAGTACGTGTCACGTTCAAAGATGTAAATGATGATGTAACTTTCAAATATACCGTAAATGGGTCGGTGACTACGAGAGATAAAACAACCGAAGGATCTATCGACAACGTTTCACTCATTACCGATTTCTATTTCGTCGCTGAAGATGAAAGAAACTTTTTACTCACACGTCCGATGGAATACATAATATCACAGTTACAAATGTCTAAATTGGTGTATAAGCCAAACGAATCAAAAAAATCAGCTCTTTTGAAATTTAAGCACCCCGTCAAAGAGTTATTCTTCTTAGCGAAGGAAAAAACTGGAAATTCCGATCAACTTCTTGATACATCAATTACAGATCAGGAATTTACGACACTTTTACCAGGTAAACGTTCTGATCACAGATTAATAAAAAACGTAAAATTTGCATGTAACGGTGAAACTATTTTCGATCAAAGTGGGCAATATCTGGCGTATGAACAATCTCTTCGACACCATACAGGATGCCCAGACCCCGCGTATGAATTTTATTCATATTCATTCTCTTTAAAACCAGAACAACACTATCCATCCGGGCAATTAAACATGAGTCGTATAATACATAAGAAAATTGATATAGAATTGGAAGAAACATCAACTACGCGCGACATAGATGTTTCAGTATACGCATTAAATTACAATGTTCTTCACGTGGCCAGCGGTTTAGTTGGTTTAAAATTTTAACGTATAATATTAGTAATGGCTGGCCGTGTTCAGCTTGCAACAAAAGGATCACAGGATGCCTTTTTTACGGACAACCCAGACTATTCCCATTTCTTAAGAAGTTTCAGGAAACACTCTAATTTTGCTATGTTTGATGTAAAGCACGAACTTCACGGTAAACAAGACTATGAAAGTACGTTAAAGTGTACTATTCCCATAAATTGCGGGGATCTCATAAAGGGTGTGCGTTTACATATTGAGTTATCGGATCTTTTACACGACGGCGCGTATCAAAAATACAACGAATCCATAGGACACGCTATCATAGAATACGTTGATTTAATCATAGGAGGTCAATTAATTCAAAGAGTGCCACGAGATTGGTTACAGATTTATTCGGAACAGTATTTGACTCAAACGAAGCAAAGTAACTTATCAAAACTCATAGGTAAATCACCCGAAGAGAGTTCTGGTAAAACCGTCAGTGACAGTTCCGTAGACGGATATTTAGATAAAGCCACTACATCTCAAAAATTTATCGTAGATATTCCGTTTTATTTTCACAATAATATGGAATTGGCGTTACCTTTGTGTGCTTTAAAACACCAGGAATGTGAAATAGAGATTAAGTTGAGTGAAAAGAAGGACTGTTTATACAATTGGTCTTCTATAACAGACACAACGACCAGATCCAGTGATAATACTACGTTCACTGTTACAGCACCCGGGGGTCCATATTATATAAATGCAAATCCTCAACCTTCACTTATACTTCAACGGGGTAGTACGTATATATTTGATTATTCATCTGCGGCGGGGCATCCTTTTAAACTGTCCACGTTAGTAGATGGTCGAAACCAATTTGGCACGGTTGATACCAATTATATATTGGGTGCGAGTGATGGTGTTACGGAGAATGCTTCTGTGATAACATACGTTGTACCGGATAATGCACCTGATACGATCTATTATTTCTGTACTAGTCATTCGGGGATGGGCAGTACAATAAAAATACTCGAACCATACTTTGATCTGTCTAAAGCTACGATAAACGATGTTTCTTTGTATACCGAAATGGTTCAACTCAATGATCCCGAAAAAGGTAAACTCGAAGCTGTTAAAACAGATTATATAATCACACAGCTTCAGAGTGCTTCATTTCAAATACCTGCATCGGCGCAGGATGGATACGATTCTATGAAATTTAGGATGGAGTTCATAAATCCGGTGAAAGAGTTATATTTTGTGATCGCCAGAAAAGGTGAAGATATAACACCGTTTAATTATGATCATTCTTCGCAGATATATCCTTCCAGTGGATCAAATAAGAAATATATCAACTACGAAAATTTGGTCACTCTAGAGATGGAACTCGACAGGGAAGTTATATTAGACGAGCAATCGGGTGACGTCATCAATTTGCGCGCGGTCCAGAGTGGAATACACCATTCCAGGACACAATTATTCAGGAGATTTTATTCGTATAGTTTTGCACTTGAACCCGAAAAATGGTATCCTACGGGTCAAAAAAATTTCAGTTTGATCAAAGATCAGCACGTAACCTTAAAATTGAATAATGATACGACGTACGAAAGAGAGCTTAGAGTTTATGCGCTCAGTAATAACATATTACAGTTCGCAGATGGAAGCGCACGACTTCTCTTCAACAGTGGCGAAATCGGCAATTGATATTGTAACACCAGTTTTTGAAAATGCGGTCGTGTTATCAGGACAATACGCGAAAGCGTGTGGACGAGATGTTATACTCTCCAAGGATATGGAATATTGTATGAAATACTGTGCAATGAACACAGTCGGTAAACAAATTGGGTCGTACTTTCCAGAAATTTACGAGGAAGAAGAATCCGAAGGCGAAGAAGAAATCGAAACGGTTGATGAAGAAGATGAACCACCATTTGAACCTTACTCAGGAGACGTTGAAATATTTAAGTCTATAAACGACGCGTATGACGCATGGGAAAGTTGGGAACCAACCAATCCGTCAGAAAAAATGATAAAAAATGCTATTGATAGTAATGAACACATCTCCTCCTCGGGGATGGAAGAATTCTAATAAAAAGATAAAATCTTTTAAAATCAGAGATGAAAGTTCTGATTCCGATACGGATTCTGGGTCTAGCACTGACACAGAAGAGGATAAAAATATCAAAGGTTATGAAAAAACGCAGTATAAAAAATTAGCGTTTGTAGAAGATCTTCTTCCAGAATAAAATCTCGATATATTATAAAATGT